AGCCAGATTTGATGGCAGCGGGAACCTGCTGGTTGGGACGACGAATACTTCATCTACGGCTGGTGTTGGCTGGAAATTTTTGGCGGCTGTCAACGGTAGTGGTTGGGTTTGTGATACGACAGGCGATGGCCCATCAATATCTTTTTCAAATATCAACGCTACCATTGCAAACGGATATAGATGGTTCTCATTCCGTATTAATTCTGGTGCAACTGAAAAAGGCTCTATCAGTTATAACACTGGAACCGGGCAAGTTGTTTACAATGTCACCTCTGATAGGCGGCTGAAAAAGAATATTACGCCATCATTGCCAGCACTTGAAAAACTCAAAGATATAGAAGTTGTGTCTTTTGATTTTAATGATCAAGGACACATTGATTACGGTGTTATTGCGCAGGACTTATACAAGCTATTCCCTGATGCTGTTACTGCAGGTGACAACGATGACGTAACGCGAAAACCTTGGAGTTTTTCGGCTGCATCTCTTGTCCCTGCCTGTGTCAAAGCCATCCAAGAACTCGCCGCCAAAGTAACCGCACTAGAGGCTAAACAATGAGCAACACATACACTTGGGTAATCTCCCAACTCGACTGCTACCCTACGCAAGACAACAAGACTGACGTTGTGTTCACCGTCCACTGGCGGCGTCAGGCGACTGACGGCACCTACACGGCTGACATCTATGGCGCACAGTCCGTCACCCTCGACCCTGAAGCGCCCTTCACGCCCTACGAAGACCTGACGTTCGATCAGGTCGTTGGCTGGCTCGAAGACGCAATGGGCGAAGAGACGCTGGCTGCGCAGGTCGCAGCGCTCGACCAGCAGATCGAAAATCAGATCAATCCGCCCGTGGTCAGCCCTCCGCTGCCGTGGGCCTAAAAGGCTTGGCGCGGGAGGACGTTCGCCCGGCCCGCGTCAGTTCTCCACCGGGCGAACACCTTGGAGAAGGTAATGTTTACAGTAGAAGAACTAAACAAGCTGTTGCAGTTGCTGGACATTGCGACCAAAGCCGGAGGCTTGACCGTCGCTAGTGAAGCGCTGCCGCTTGCGGCTAAGATTCAAGAGATCGGTAAAGGTCTTATTGACGACAAAGCCGAAGAAGAGTAATTTCGATTAACCGACTGGCCGGAAAGCTAGGTGAAAATGGAAGATGAACAGGCTGTAGCGGAGATCAGCCCCGCGCCGGAACCGGAAGCTACGGCAGCACCGGAATCTGTGGAAGCGACGCCGGAGGAACAGCAGCCGACAAAATCGTTCTCTCAAGAAGAGTTGGACGCGATTGTCAGCAAGCGCCTTGCAAGAGAACAGCGCAAATGGGAAAGAGAGCAGGCCCAACGGCTTGCGGAGCAGCAGGCTCGTCAACAGCCGGCCGCACCTCCACCCGCGCCGGATGATTTTGAGAACGCTCAGCATTATGCGGAAGCATTGGCTGAACAGCGCGCTCAACAGCTTCTAGCGCAGCGAGAGGCCGCAAAGCAGCAAGCCGCGATCTTAGACAGCTATAAAGACCGCGAAGAAGAAGCGCGGGATCGTTACGAGGACTTTGAACAAGTCGCGTATAATCCTAACCTTCCCGTCACGGACATTATGGCCCAAGCTATCCAGGCTTCCGATATTGGCCCCGAAGTGATCTATCACCTTGGGTCTAATCCGAAAGAAGCCCAACGGATAGCTAATTTGCCGCCAGTCTTGCAGGCAAAAGAGATCGGAAAGATTGAAGCCAAATTGGCCGACAATCCGCCGGTTAAGAGAACCTCAACCGCGCCCGCACCTCTTGCTCCTGTCACAGCTACCCGGTCAAACTCAGGCCCGCGTTATGATACGACTGACCCTCGGTCATTAAAGTCAATGTCAACGTCGGATTGGATAGAAGCGGAACGGCAAAGACAGATCAAGAAGTGGGAAGCGCAGAACAGACGATAGACTAAGCCGCCATTGTCGAGTATGATAACTCGAAAATGGAGGCAGAAATGGAGAGTGAAGATCAAACTGCTGATGATCTGAAGCGGCAACGTAACAGAGAAGCGGCAGCGCGATACCGCGAACGAAACCGGGAAAAAGTCAATCTGCGTATGCGCGATTGGCGGGAAAATAACCGGGAGAAATCCCGTGAACATGCCCGCGAATGGCGCAACCGAAAGTTAGCGAATGGAACACCTGAAGAAGTAGCCGCTATGCGGCAAGCGGAACGGGATAAGACCAATCGAATTAACGCTCGGTGTAAAGAACAGGTATTTGCGGCTTATGGCGGCTATAAATGTTCTTGTTGCGGAGAGACAGAGCCTATGTTCCTATCTATAGATCACATAGATAACGACGGTGCCAAAGAAAGAAAATCAGGGCTTTACGCAGGAAGCGGGACAGCTTTCTATGGATGGCTCAGAAAAAATGGTTTTCCTACCGGGTATCAAGTTCTTTGTATGAACTGTCAGATAGGCAAACATAAAAACGGCGGCGTTTGCCCTCACCAGTCTTCCTAGCTTCTTGAAAGGACTACAAGATGAGTAACTCACTTCTTACTATTGACATGATTACACGCAAGGCTTTGGAAATATTAGAAAACAACCTTGTCCTGACCCGCACCGTCAACCGTCAGTATGACGATTCTTTCGCCGTCGAAGGCGCTAAGATCGGCTCGACCCTGCGTATCCGCCTGCCCGACCGCGCTCTGGTCACGGACGGCGCTGCGCTTCAGGTTCAGGACGACAACGAGCAGTACACGACCCTGACCGTTTCGTCGCAGAAGCACATCGGCGTCAACTTCACGACTGCTGAACTGACGATGCAGTTGGACGACTTCGCGGAACGCGTGCTGAAGCCGCGTATTTCGCAGCTTGCTTCCAGCATCGACGCTGACGTTGCCAATAGCTTCAAATATATCGGCAACTCGGTCGGCACACCCGGCACGACCCCGGCCACCTCGCTCGTTCTGTTGCAGGCGCAGCAGAAGCTGAACGAGAACGCCGCTGTCATGTCGCCGCGCTACGCGACGGTCAACCCGGCCGCTAACGCGTCGCTGATCGAAGGCATGAAGGGCCTGTTCAACCCTGTTTCGGCCATTTCGAAGCAGTTTAAGAACGGCATCTTCGGCGAAGGCATTCTCGGCTATGAAGAGCTGAATATGTCGCAGTCGATCAAGCAGTTCACGACTGGCTCGCGCACGGGCACCGTGACGGTCAGCACCTCGGTCACGACCGAAGGCGCGACCACCATCGTCCTGACGGGCCTTGGCTCGACGGTTATTAAGGCCGGCGACGTGTTCACGATTGCCGACTGCTATGCCGTCAACCCGCAGACCCGTGAGTCGACCGGCTCGCTGTTTCAGTTCGTTGCTCTGGCTGACGTTACGGCGTCGACCACCGCTTCGGTCACTGTCCCGGCGATGTATTCGGCTTCGCAGGCTCTTGCCACGGTCGACGCTCTGCCGGTCTCCGGTAAGGCTGTCACGTTCTTCGGCGCTGCTTCGACGCAGTACCCGCAGAACATGATCTACCACAAGGACGCCATCGCGTTCGCCACGGCCGATCTCCTGCTTCCGCAGGGCGTCGACATGGCCTCGCGCCAAGTTCACAATGGTATCTCGCTCCGCGTTGTCCGTCAGTATGACATCAACAACGACCGACTGCCCTGCCGTATTGACGTTCTGTATGGGTACAGCGTCATTCGTCCGCAGATGGCGGTTCGCCTTTGGGGCTAACAGAAGGGGCTTCGGCCCCTTCTTCCTCTCAAATTAAGGAGCATTGAATCATGGCTATCACTACTCAGGGCGCTTCTTATCCGCTCGAATCGTTTGGCCCGAACCCGCCGCTTTCGCAGGGCACGGGCGGCTATCAGTTTTCGGCGGGCGTTCGCGGCGAGCCGCTTATGCGCGCTCAGGCTGCGTCTGCCGATCTGACCGGCGCGACCGTTACGATTACGGCGGCTAATCTGTCGACCGGCATCGTCACAATTGATTCCGGCGGCACGGATGCAGGCACCTACACGTTCCCGACGGGCGCGTTGA